TCCTCAAACCGCTGAGCGGGAAAAAAGATAAACGGGCCATCCGGATACAAGTCAGCGCAGTGGATGCGCCGTTTCCGGCTATGCCAAAATGGTGCCTTGAAACCGTAAGATACGACGTCGTCGAGCTTCAGGCCAACGTGCAGGAACGAGCGCGAGAAACCAACCTGGCTGTTGTACCACTCCTTCCGCCACCCCTTACACGACTTGTGGTGATGCGGGATACAACCGTAGCGTTCCCACACCTTCTCGAGCGCGAACGTCGGACAGGCGCAGATCGAGATCGACGCATGCGGGCCAACACCGACCGTCCCAATCCGGCCACAGATCATCCCGATGTCGTCATCCGCGCTCTCCAACATATCACACCACGCGGCGTCAAAGTGATCGCCGACTGGGTAGTAGTCATCCTCATAAAAAATATAGGCGTCGTAGGCGTCACGGTACCGTTCAAAAATGTCGCTGTAAGATCCGTAGGACTGCCCGACGTTTGGACGCCGCATGACGCGCACATCACCCCGCGCCTTGATCTTCTCGACCGCTCGGTCAAAACCAGGCACGTTACCGCGCTGGTTGTTCGGCACGACGAGATGGACATCGGCGTTGTGCCACAGACTGCGGAGTTGCGCAAAATGACCGGCTAGGATATCGACGTGCTGAAAGTCGTGCTGATACCGCTGCCCACCCCATGTCGCTACGACATATGCAACCTTCATCTCGCCATCCCCTGGTAGGGGAGGAAAAGATCGCCCGCCGTGCCGCACCCGTCCGACAAATCCACAGTCCTTCTATTCATGACACAGGTTCTAAACTTACAGCGCCACCCAAACTCAGTCACGTCGGCAACCTCGTACCCCGAGCGCGCAATGATCTGCGTAAACAGCGATGGCGGCTGCTCGGCATGGCTAAAATAGACCATCGACCACCTCGTCTGCTTTATGAGCTCCCACTCGCTACAGATTTTAACCATGAGCGACGACCGGACGATCCCGATCGGCATAAACACGAAGTGATGTTGCTCCGGGCCTTTCTTTGTGTTCCTGCGCGCAGCGACCATGGCAACCCTTGGCCCACAGCTCTCCATCATGCTGAGCAACGGCCCAACGAACGGCCGGACAAAAACGTAGTCGTCCTCCATCAGGACGTAGTGCGAGAACTTGGTGCCCCACCTCCGGATCGCGTCGTGATAGCCGCCGAAACACCACCCGACGTTCTCGCGCTCAAGCACCACGACGTTCTTACGCGTCGCCGCGTAGGACATTATCGCGTCTGCGTAGCCCGGGACCTCGTGCTCAGACCGCGGCCAGAGGACTGTGATCTGCGCCAGGCCCGATCCGTACCGATCAAGGGCGTCGAAGTGGCACTCCAGCGCGCCGAGGACGTCGAGCCCCGCGTCGCGCCGCGCGCCGCCATAGGCCGCAAGAAGATAATTAACTCTCGTGCGCTTCAAGACGGCCCTCCGCTGCCACGATCAGATCGTCAATCTTCTCCCGAAGCTTCTTCATCTGCTCGATCTGCAACCGGACCCGCACCAGGGGCGGCAGGCCCACCGTCAGCCGTCTCTGTTCTTCCATCCTGCGCGGCATCTCCTCCATCGCCTTCAGCAGATCCACCTCGCTCATCACGGCGCTCCTTCCAGCATGCCACACGAAATCCGTTCCGACTCGTCGCATCGAACGAGCCACCACCAAACGACAGATGAAAGAGCCCGTCACGCCACTTCATGTCGTCCCAGAAAACCGTCTTGAGCGGCGAGGGCGTCACGCAGTTTACCGCTACCACCATGCCCTTCGACGCAACCCGCCACCCCTGGCGAATGGCGTCGCTGATCTCACTCCGCGTCTGTAGGTGATCGAGCACATCTACGTAGAGCACAACGTCGTAAGCGCCGTCGCCAATCTTGTGTAGGTCACTTACGGAGTAGGGGTAGATCTCATCGAATGCTGTCAGGTCACGGCGAAGCAGCGTCGGGACGATCTCCGTCCCAGCCACGACATAACCAAAATCCTGAAACGACGAGAGGAGGAAGCCGCGGCCACAACCAACGTCAAAAATTGACGTCACACCGCGACGCGTAAACTGCGGGTGCATGTTTAGCACCAGCCGCTGCGTCGTCGTCGGCCACTGGCCCCAGTCACCGGAATACAGATCTTCCCACGCCGCGACAACATCATCGAACGGCAACCCGCCTTTCTGCTCCTTAACTGCCAAACTCATGGAACCCCCACCCTTCTCGTTCATGACACCCGTTTCTGCAATACATCTTGTGCCACTTGAGTTGCGCGCGCGCCGCCTTGAGCCCATGCCCAGGCCTGAGCACAGGGATAAGCTCCATGCAAAATAGTCGGCACCTGTCACAGATGAACCGCTGGTTCATCCTCTTGACGAGCTTCGGCGCGTCACTGACCTCAATCCTCGCCCGCCTTCCGGCGGGCAACACTGGCATCGTTGTCATAGTAAGGAACCTCTCCCTTAAAATCCTCTGTCCAAGACCCGTCCCCGTCCTGCCACGAGCCGCTCGGGTACACACCAGCGTCGGCCGAACGCAGCATCGACACCAACTCCACACACATAATCTCAGGATCATACTTGAGAAGGTGCGCGTCTGGTACGTCAACGTGGTATCTGATATCCGTCCCGTCGCCCTTCATGCCGCCGGGCGTCTTAAGCCGACGGCGGTCATGGTACCTCTGCCGCATCCCGCGGTCGAAGACGGTGAAGTGGAGTAATGGCCACGGGCAACACCACGTCTCCGACTCGTCGGCGTGCGGGCGACACCGCGTCTGGATGGGAGGCGACCACTTGAGCCCGCCGGCCGGGACCTTCGCGTAACGCGCGTGCCACCCGATCGTCCGAAAATTGTCGATGCGGCAGACGTTTGGGTGGCCCCACAGGTAGAGTTGACGCATCACCATGACCTGCGAGCCAGACTCGATCCAATCCGCCAGATACTGCGGGAAACCGGCCGCGACCGGCCACATGTCGTCGTCGTCATGAAAAACGACCCACGGCGGCGGCAGCCCCGGCGCCCTCGGGGCCGAGAGCCACCGGCGGCAGAGGTCACCGGTCTGGTACGGCGTGTCGTAGATCGCCAGGTTCCTAACCGGCCCATTCGTCACGAGGCAGCCGCCGACTGACGGGTGCGCCGACAGGGCGCCGACAACCTCGGGGCAAACCGGGTTGTTCACCCAACAAAAAGTCTTATCGACGATCTCCGCGTTCCGCTCGAGGCAGATCTTGACAACACGCCACGGGACGTCGTGGGTCGAAAAGACATGCCAGCCCTTACTCGGAAGATCCATCTTCCTCTTCCTCCGGCGGAAACGGCGGCTCTATCTCCCGAAGCTCATCGAAGCTGACGGGCTCCCGAAGCTCGTCGAAGCTGACGGGCTCGGGCTCCTTCCTCCCCGGGCCCGTCTCGTCCATGAGCCCGATGGCATCCTCAAGGCTGATCTTCTCGAGCGCCGTGTGCTGGCTGTACGGCGACGCGACACAGTAGAGTTTCAGGCCGTCCCAGAGGCCCGATGCCGCTGCGCGGGCCACCTGGTCAACCATCTTCTTCAACTTAGGCGTCGCGTAGATCGGCTCAGGCGCGCCCTTGAAGAACACACGGTCGCACGACTCGACCCGCCGCTCCGTCCCGTAGCGCGGCTTCCGGCCCGCGTCGTAGTAGTACCGCCGCCGGGTGCGGAATGCGTCGGCACCGAAGATGAAGAAGCGGCGGACGCCCATGTACCGCAGCATCTCTACCGCGCCGATAAGAACCGTCGAGCGGGAGAAAAACTGGTAGGGATTGTCGTACTCCCGGATCTTCGACATGGAGTTGACCGTGAAAACTGGGGCGGACCGGTCGACGAACTTCCGGACCGGCACCGTCGCCTCGTGCATGACGAGGCATGTGGTCAAGACGTCGTGAAACTTGTGGTAGTCCTGAACGACCGGGATGTCGGAGAACACCCAGTAACCCGGAGGGCGGGAGATCTCCGAGAACTTCTTGATCGTCTCGTTTATCGCCACACGCTTGACGTGGGCTGGGACAGCGGTATCGTCGTAGGCCTGGAATGTCGGCCCACTACAGGCGATTACAACGTCTTCACCATCGAGCGTCCCACGCAGGTCGCCGAGCCCAGTGAGCGGGCGACCACGGAACCTGTCAACCGGATCCTTCTTGCCATTCATGCTTCCCTCCCATTTAGAATCTTATCAACGTCGATCTTCGGCCAGGCGTCGATCGACGACCGCGCACTTAAGTTGTAGACACCAGCGCCGGGGAAATTGCAAGGATAGATACCGATCCCGCAAAATGATTTCTTCAATCGCCGCATGTTATCGCCCCACTTCTGATGGTGGGCCTCGACGATCAGGCCGTCGACAACCTTCTGCTTCTTTGCCCGCACGCGCCGCTTCACGGACCCGTCGCAGTAGTACGAACCATCCACCCCACGGTAGCCGTCGACCCCCAGGAGAAACACACGGCGCGCGCAAAGCCGCCAAGCCAGCATGATACCAGCCGTTGCGACCGTCTGGGCCACATACAGCTTGATATCCTTCGGCCCCTCCGACATGTCTGGCGCGCCGTAGTGCTTGAACTCGTAAATGCAGTCGTGGAGGTCGGGCCGCGCCTTCAAGAAGTTCTGGATCGCTGCAAGTTGGCACACAATCCGCGTCCCGTTGTTGTAGACCAGATCCTTGTAGCGCTTCCAAATCCCACTGTCGGAGAATAGATGAATCGACGCATCTTGCACGTGCTTTACCGCGTCGTTCAGCACGATCGTGCTGCGGCCAGCGAGGCGCGACCAGTCAAACTCCCGCAGGCTCGTGCCGGTCCCAACTACAAACACATCGGCGCCCGCGAAGATCGGACCGATGGTCGTGAACTTGCGCTGCCAACTACTCATGGCGGGAAAAAAGCCGAGGCCCGAAGGCCCCGGCTAAAAAAGGGAAGGGGTTGGGAGGGTGACTCCCAATCCCACCCCCCTGGTCACGGATTGATGATGCAGGCGTAGAGCTCGTCGAGCAACTGCACACCGTACAGCATGTCGAACGACATCACGACACCCTTCCACCGAATGTCGTAACCCGCCGTTACGCGGATCCCAACATTGTCCATGCTCTGGACAGCCGACCGCACACCCAGCCCGTCGCCGGGGTTGAGCAGCGGGCGCGTGACGAGCGCAATCGCGTTGCGGTGGAACGCGAGCGACTGCGGCGTCGAGTCCGTGTCGTCGGCCGTCGGGACGTTCTGAGACATGTAGAAGTCGAACCCGAACTTGCGTCCGAGATTCGCATTCACGAGTGCCTCCGTCGAGCCGGACGAGTCGGCCGCCACGAAGAGATCAGACGAAAGGAGGTCCGCCTCATGATCCGTGCCGAGCACGATTATGCGTTTCATGAACGGGCACTTGTTCGTGTTCAGGTCCTTGCGGGCCGCGATCACGTCGTCCTCGTCCATCGCGGCGTTCGCGCCGACCGTGGCGCTCGCGACACGATCAATCGCACCACCGGCGACGTCCGACGACGACGCGGAGCAGAACTCCGTCATGATGTCGTCGTCGACCGCCTCCGCGATCGGACCGATGTAGGGAACAATGAACTCCTCCCGGATGTCCTTGATGGCCATGGAGGCCGGGACGTCCTCGGCGAGAAAAGCCGTGTACTTCAGCGTGTCGAGAGTGATGGAGATCGCGTTGGCCGTCGGCAGTTGCACCTCGATCTCGTCGTTTGCGAGACCTGTGGTGGCGCTCTGCCCGGTCCAAGTTTTCGCCGTGCCCTCAACCGGCTTGCGCGTGTTGACCTTGTCTCCCTTCGACGCAACCTCATCTTCGAAGTCGCGGTGAACGAGACGGGCCATCACAAGCGTGTTGCGAAGTACGTCAAGGCTTTCCATCGCCCAGATTTCCGGGGGATAGACATCAGCGATAGAAGCCATTCAAAAATGCTCCTCTTGTTAGTTTATCAACTGGTAATCCGTCCAGCCTGGCCGGGGGGCGGCACGCCCTTGACGCGCCCAGCCTCCAGCGCAGCCCGGATTTCATCTTTATGCTTCATGTAGAACTCTGGGTTGTTGATCTGGCTCTCAGTGAAAAGGTAACCCTTCCCACTTCCGGAGTCGCCCCCTGCTGGCGCTCCACCGCCGGAGTTCGCCGGAAACAGTTCCGGGATGATCTCGTTGCGGGCCGTGTGAGTGATGTACTCCTCAAGGCCCACGTCGTGCTCATTCCCGTAACTGTCTTTCATGGTGTGAAAGATCCTGTCCGGGTCATTCTCGTCGGTCGTCAGGTCCTCAGAGAGAATACGGAACGCGACTTCCGGCCGTTTACAACCGGCCTTCTGCAGCTCCTTGACCACGCGCGACTTGAAATGCTCACGCCGGTTCTTGTCGATCTGCGTCTGAAGCTCCTTCTGAGTCGTGTCGAACTGGGCCTGAAGATCCTTGTGTTCTCGAAGAATCCTCGCGACCTCCGGATCAAGCTTGTCCTTGCCCTTCTTCTTGTCGCCGCCCGAGTCGGGGTCGGTCGGCTTCAATTTCGCCATTTCTTCGGCGATCATGGTCGCAAGTTCGCCCTTGAGGGAGGACGATGAGTTCTTGATCTGGTCGAGTAGCGTTCGCTTCAGCGCGTTCTGCGCTCCCTGTAGAGTTTCACGTGTGATAACGTTCTCTCCGGAACCCTTGTCCGGGCCGTCGCCCTTGGGATCAGGGGCCTTCGGGTCGTTGTCACCGCTCGGCGTGCCACCGCTCGTGCCGCCTTCTGACGAGGATCCTTTTTGCGGATCTGGCATTGTCTAACTCCTGTCCGTTCTCACCGCGCCACCCTCGTTGACGTCGCCACCGGTACCACCCGATAGATTCACGTCCGACGTCCGTGGGAGTTGCGGCATCGCCGTCGGGCTCACGGGCTTCTTGTTCCCGAATTGTCCGAACAGCGGGTTGTTCTCTATCTCATCGTGGATCTCCCTGAGGTCTTCCTCCGGCGCGTCGCCGACCTTCGCCGCCGCAATGCGGTGCTGCAACTTGCGCTGGAGCTTCTCGGAATTGATCAGCTCACCGATGCGATCCGTCTCGTCGATCAGCGTGTCGGTCGCCGAGAGGTCGAACTCCTCGGGGTACGTTATCGAACCCTTGAAAAGTGTCTCGTCGATCGACGTCGACTCCTTCGCCGAGTAGTAGCGCGACAGAAGCTCAAAAACACGACGCTCGACGACCTCCATGCGTGACGCGACCCGACGGAGGAGGCGCGCCTCACTCGTGCCGAAGCTCCACGCACGCGATACGCCGCTCGTCTGAAATGACGTCGACTTCGTGCTGAGCACACCAAGCGGGTCGGTCCCCGCCTGACGGTAGATCACTGCGCGCTTCTCGTCGATGAGCATCTTCAGCATCTCGCTCGCGCCGACGGGGCTCTGGGCATAGCCCACCTTCTCATTCGAGTCGGGGTCGAGCTTGATGAACGACGTCGAGCCGATGCCGATCTGCGCCAACTCGGCCTTCACGGCCGCCCAAAACACCGGGTGGGCGTGGACGTGCGTGTCGTAGACCTGGTCGCTCTCGGCCTGGAATTTCTGGATGTCCGCACGCGCGGCGTGCCGAATATACCCGCCGCCGATCATCGGACGCACCCGGCGGGGAAAGCAGTCCGTCACCATAGGTACAAGGCCGAGGTTGTGCGGCGAGCCCTCGACGGACTCAACGAGCGTCTGGTCGCCATCGATATTATGGAATACCCAATACGAGAGCGACGCGCGGTCATACTCGATGAACTTCGTCACCGCCACATGGCCCGAGCCCAAGCGGGCCCAGCCCTCCTCCTTGATACGCACGAACGTCAGGCGCGCGAACTCATCCACATCCCAGTCGATGACCGACAGCGGGGTGTAGAGTACAAGGTAGGGCTCGGCGCGCTGAGAGATCTCGTCCGCACGGGACGGCGACTGCATCACACTACCGTCGACGGCACGAAGGACCGGCGTCGTCACGAGCAGACGAAGCGAGCCGTAGGAGAGCATCTTCGCCGCGATGTCCTCGACGTACTGCGACCAGGCTGCGCCCTCCCGGTCGACGTTGCCGCACCACGTGGAGAGTTGCGTGTCCTTCAGGTCACGCGTCGGGTTGTGCTGGTATAGCCCGGCAACGACCTTCTCGACGGCCAGATGCGTCTCGGGTAGGAACTGCGAGAGCCGGAGACGGATCGCGTACTGCTTGTCGACCTCGACGAGACCGCGCGGGAGGTAGGTCGACTTATCGACCCGCCCCTCGCCCATGACGTCTCGGTAGATTTGCCAGTCCTCCTCGAAATCCATGTAATCGGGGTGGGTCTGGCTCTTTTCCTTGAAAAGATCGAGATCTACGGCACCCATGGGCTTATACCTTGTCCTGGGGTGTGGAGGCCTCCTCCGCCGTCACGGGCTGCGGCGTCTCCGCCGAGAACTCCGCAGCCGCCTCAAGCGCGGTGACCCGCGCCTCGAGCGCCATGAGTCGTGCGCCGGAGATCGGACCGTGCTGGACGGCGGGCACGGACTCGAGGGCCGCGACGCGCTCCGTGAGCTTCTTCAGGCTGTTCATTCAGGTACTCCAATCAACATATCTACGGAGACGAACTGCTGGTTTGACCCCGGGCCATTGAGAAAAAGCCGTTCACGTACGCCGAGGGACAGCACGGTGCTGCCGACAATCGTACGCACGCAGGCCCGACCGTCGGACATGATAATCGACTCGACGCCGTAGCAGCGCTCGACGTGCGCCGGGCGTAGAACAACCGCGTCGGGGGGGACCACGCCGGAGAGAACGACCGCAACCTCGACGGCCGTCGGCACTGAAAGAACCCGCGTGCTGAACGCGGGCGCGTCGTCGCCGGACTCAGACTTGGCAACGAGCACGCCAGTCTGGCGACCGCCGTCCAACTCGACGGGGAGAAAATAAAGGCTTACCGCCTTGACCATGTAGCGCGTTGTCGCCGCAGAGGCCGACGCGCGATACTCGTCCATCAACGTTTCGACCGTCTCACTCGGGAGACGGGTGTATCCATGCGTGTGGCTCGTATCTGGGAGCTGAAGCTTGTCCATGTCGAACTTCACAAACGGGTCGCTGGCCCTGGCCAGGTGGTCGACGAAATGGACCTTCGGCGGGAGGCTGCTGCCGAGGGCGGACAGAACCGCCTCGGTAAAGACCCGGAAACGCGCAGGCTCGCTCGCCATGCACCGGACCTGACGAAGATCGGTGGCCCGTGCGGTGAACCGCCGCGGCAGCGCGAAGAAGGCCGCCACCGCCCCGATGAAATTCCTGCGCTTCATGTCCGCCTCCCTAAACTGGTTGATAATCCGGCTCGCGCCTGAACGAACCACGAACAACGTGCGAATATATTGCGTATCTTAGGGCATCCACGACGTCGTCGTCAACCTTCATTGGTCGCTCGAGGCTGTTGCCGGTCATTTTGTCCTCGGCCCAGTGGTAGAAAATAAGCTCCTCGAGCAGGCGGCGGCAGCACGAGGCGACCACGAACCGCGACTGACGCCCGCGGGGTGCGCCGCGGTCGACGTGGATCAACTGCGCAACCGCCTGGATCCCCTCCCACACGTCATCCACCGCCGCACGCGCCGGAATCCCGTCCTCCTGGAGAATCTTGATGTTCTCAGGCCGGTCGGGGCCGCACCACACCACGTCGACGCCCCAACGCGCGACGGCCGCCCGGATGCGCAGGATCCACGAGTCCTGGTGCGGGAGCCGCGCCTGCACCAGGAGGTGGTCGGCGACAATCTCATCGAGCACGAAATACCGACCATCGGCCGCCACGCCGACGACCACAAACGCACCGCTGTGCCCGTAACCCCAATCCTTGCCCGCGAAAACGACGTCGAGTTGCACACGCTCGGAGCCGGTGCCCACCGCGCGACGACGGTCTGGGAGGATCCACGTGAAGTCCTCAGACCGGCGCTCGTGATCCGCCGATGAGAACTCCTCGTAGACCTGGCCCTCGAAGACGTCCCATGACGCCAGGTACATACGCTTGAAGTAGTTAGGCGGCATTGTGCGGCGCGCGCGCTCAAACTCATCACGTGGAAAATGCGGATTGTCCGCCGTCGTCCACGTCGTGAAGAAGACCTCATCGCGGCCCGCTGGCGACACAGCAACGTCGTAAATCTGCTTCTTGACCCAGTTTGGGCCACGCGGCGTGCCTGTGAGCAGCAGCCGGCCGCGGCGCGACGAGAGCCGGGTGCGCGCCTCGTGGTACATCATTTCCTTCATGAGCGGCGCCTCGTCCAGCCAGATGTAGTACAACTCCTGGCCCTGCCACGATTCTGGATCCTTACCCGAAATGAAGTAGATATCGGTCGGGCCATGCCGCCCGCGGACCGTCATGACGTGGCGCGTGTGATTGTAGGCGGCTAGGATCAATTCTCTCGGCACTTTGCTCAGCACGGCCGGAAGTACCACCCGTTCGATCTGAGGGAAGTCACGGGCCCCTACAGCGATCGAGTAGGGCGATCCACGCGATATGTCCGTCTGCCACATGCCCGGCTGGTCGATCGCTGTGTCCACGGCGTCCCACGCGCCACAGAGCGTCTTGCCGCCACGAGCGCCGCAGATCGCCGCCCGGATCCGCTGCGTGGCGAGGTGGAGGCGACGCTGGCACTCGAACGGCTCATAGTCGATCCTGATCGTCTTCTTGCCGCGCTCGTCCGATCCCCTCGGAGGTCGCAGCATTTGTAAGCGGCGTCCTGGCATGTGTTTACGCTACCCGCGCGGTGGTGGTTCCAAGGTGATTACGGTGTGTAGACTCGGCCGGAAACAAAAAAAACCTTATACAACGCGCACGTAGGGGAGACACAACGTGTGCTAAATCCTGAACATACAGGTTGCCATAAGGGGGGTGATCGTGAAACTTTTCTGCTGCTGTTTCCACTGTTTCCATGTTTATGGCTGTTTTTGGTGTTTGAAGTATGTGTGTAGGATTGTGCACACACAGCGTCTCCCCTACGTGCGCGGTATACATGTTGGGGTAGATGCGAACCGCGTGCCAAAGTCGTAACTTTCTACTTCTTTTTCTCATCTCGCGACAGGTTAATCGCTTCTGACAAAAGACGTGATTTTTCCGTATTTGTTTCTGTGGACACGGCTACACCCCCTCCTTTTTGGCCCCCCCTTCCGTCCACACCGTCCACAATGGAAACAGGCGTCATAAGTCCTTCACTGCCTGAGCTTATGACGCCGTCTTTTTGACCCCCTCTGTCAACATTATGCGCAGAATGCGCATAAGATTGGCCCTGACTGCCACTTTGACCGGAATCTCCAGCCACTATCGTACCACCGGGCGCGTCGGTGACTGTTGACTGCCCATCTGGCACACTGCTCTGTAATGAAGCATCTTTGAGCTGAATTTCGGCATCCACGCCGTGCTTGCGGAGGAGGTCGCGAGCGAAGTCCAACACTTCCGGACGACTCGAGCCCTTGATCGAGACCCGGTCAGCCGTCTCATCAAGCTGGTTCCGCAGTGACGTGTACTCCACGACAAAATCATGACCGTCGGACCTCTGCTGGTCGATACCCATGGCCTTGCGCTGGCCGTCCTGGATGATCTGGATACTCTGTAGCACGACGCGAATGTCACCGTCCGGGAGCATCTTCCGCCCAGGGTCCTCCATCTTGCCGTCGTGGATACCAAGGCGCTGCTTCAAGAGCGCCCGGACCGCCTCATACAACTCGAAGTGCGCGTCGTTGATCGCCTGTGAATCCGTCACGAGCTGCTCTATCGCACGGTCAACAACGTCCTCGGAGGCCAGAACCTCGTCGGGGTAGTCCACGTCCGGCGCCTCGCCGTCCTCCTCGTCGCTACCAAGACCCGTGAGAATCTGTTGGCCGTCCTCCGTCCACTGGCCACTCGTGCGATTGTCCTGGAGATCGCGGATCGCGGCGCAAAGCTCCTCGGATATCTCCGGCTCGTCCTTGTGCACTGATTCACCACGCTCGATCATCGGCCCCTGCTTCGCAGCCGCGTACAGGTGCTTTTTGAGCGTCGAACCGTGCTTCATCTCCAACTCGAGCTCGGCCTTGAAATCATCCCACCGGTAAAGCTTTTTCCATTTCCTTAACGTCGCCGTGTGGATGCCCGAGATCTTGTGCGCCTTTGTCAGGCTGCCGGTCAAGGCCCATAGGAGCCTGATCTTGCGGTGAATCGACTTGTACCCAAGGCCCATAGGAGCCTGATCTTGCGGTGAATCGACTTGTACCGCGTCTGCATGCGTCATACCTCGTTGATATCAATTGGTATCAATAAGCTTTTTGATCCGCGATCGATGCGTCACCCCCCGTCGGTTTGATGGGGGGGGGGTTGTGTGATGGTCGGGTCCCTAACATCGAACAAACAGGTGAAAAGAACACGAACATCGGCCGAGGGGCCAGGGCCGATGGTGCCGAGGGGCCAGGGCCGATGGTGCCGAGGGGCCAGGGCCGATGGTGCCGAGGGGCCAGGGCCGAGGGGCCAGGGCCGAGGGTGCCGAGGGGCCAGGGCCGATGGTGCCGCGATGTGAGTCCTTGAGCCGGTTCGTCGGCCCCCGCGGTTCCGCGGGCCGCGGCCGACATCGCGAGGATATATAGAGGATTTTCTTTCAAGTCCTATTTACCCGAACTGTAAACAGTGGGGAATATTCCGCACCACTGGGGAATATCTCGCACCACTGGGGAATATCTCGCACCGCACATCAACAAAATACCAGAAAATGGGGATTCTTTTCCCGTGGTAAATAAATGCGGAATTCACCCGGAAAAAAACATCGGTCGCAAGTCGTTGGACGGTGGAGACTTACAATTACTTTCGAATTCTTCCAATTTAGATGTCTGGAATGGGGGACGTAATACGTATTATATACATAAGAGACGTAATGTAGTAATACCGCGGC